AAATGCGAGCGATAGACCTCGAATCTCGCCGCACATACCACGATACTCTGCATAATCTTTCGCAGCCCCCTCATACATTGCCTTAGCAATATAAAGACGGCGTTCCTCGATATCCTTGAGGATGAGGTTGAAATACTTTTCCATTACTGGCTCTGCTTACGCTGTTGTTGCGTCAATTGCTTGACCATGTCGGCTCGAAGCTTTTGTTGCGCTTGGTTGCTCTGGGCGCTAAGTTTGGCGTTGTTTTGTTGAGCTTGGCTCTGCAATCGGGCTGCTTCTTTCTGTGCGTCAACCTGTAGGCGTTGCTGCTCAAGCTGAAGTTTCTGCTGGGCAATCTGGAAATCCCGCACGCTGTCCGCTTCCTTGCGCTGAAGCTCTTGGGCGCGAAGCTGAAGCTCTTGCTGCTGCATCTGAAGCGCGGGGTCTTGCATCTGCTGCTGTTGCTGCGCTTGCTGGGCTTTCTGCTGATTACCCTGCATAAGCTGTTGTGCGGCTTGAGCGACCAGACGAGACAACTGAACCTCCATATCCTCCGGCATCTCGGCATCAGGCGCAGGCAGGGGAACACCAAGCTGCTCTTCCACCTTGACGCGGTAGCCAAACGCAATGTGCTGGGCAACGTGGGCCATGATCGCGCCCTGCATCTGCTGCGCCATCGGGTTCTGACCAATCGTCTGCATCACCATCGGGTCTTGCAGCATCGCCATGTGGGTGGCAATATGGGCGTCGTGATCCTGATAGATGAACGCTTCTGTAGGTTTGCCCGTCAGGAAGCTCATGTTCTCGGAGATGGGATCACGCGGTTTCTGCTCATCCGTGCCCGGGACAAGCTCTTCGGCGTTCCTGATGCCAAGAACTTCAAGCATCTGCCGGTGCAGTTTGGGCAAGTCATAAATCTGCGGAGCGCCCTGAGCTAGCTGGATAGCCGCTTGGTACTGCATGATCCGCTGCGCCATCGTCGCCGCGTTGGGGTCACTGACCGGGATGACCTCCACCAAGTCGTAGTCAGACTGCTTGGCCCCACGATCTGCCTTCTCAGGGTCGTAAGAATACGTAGTTGGCGCGAAGTCCCGAATGATCGCCTTGAGGAGCTTGAACTCCATCCGCAGACTGGCATGGACCCGAGCCTGCACCGCGCTCATCGTCTTCAAGGTCCGCTCAAGCAGAGCCAAGGTAGTGCCAACAGGAGCTTGCCCGCTCATGTCGCTGATCTTCATATCCGCAATCGCACCCAGCCTACGGCCCTCCTCAGTGATCTGATTAAGAAGCTGCAACAGAGTCTGGCTCGGCTCCTTGTACGGGAGCGGCATGATGTTGTCACGCACTGTCCCGGAGGGGACATCCACATCCCTAAACTCACCCGGAGCAATCGGAGTGTCATCGCCCTTGATCCGCAGACCACGAGACTTCAGGCCACCCGGCAGGTTACTCAGGGAGCCTGCATCAACAAGCTGCCTAATAAGAGAGGTGCCCGCACGGGCATAACCACCGATAAGGTGGATTAGACCAAGGCCATAAGCCCCAAAGCCGGGGATGTACGTGTACTGAACGAAGTGCTGACGCTTCTGCTTGCGCTTATCGTCTTCTTCCCAGTTCCGCCTAACAGCCAGCACGTTTTGCGTACCGCGCTCAATGGTGACCACATAAGGAAGGGCGATGCCGTCCTTGTCTTCAAATCCCGGCAAGTCATAGTCAACGTGAACCTCAAGGAACTGGAAGCGGTCGTCATCGGTAAGGGAATACCCTTGCTCTTCGGCCTTCTTCTTCTCAACGTCAGTGAAGATATGCACCGGGTCGCCAAGGTCTACGTCCCGGTAGAAGCCCGCAACCTGCAACTTCTTGACCTCGTTCGGCGTCTTCCGCATCACATGGGTGACGCGCTCGGCGTTATAGATATTAGACGCCCCGTAAGGCATAACAATATCTTCAGCGGGCAGGAAGATCGCAACCTGCCGACCCATCGCCGGGTCGTAGTAGACCTTCTTGAACGCAGCGCCAGTCAGGCCCAACGAGTACAGCATCCGCTCATGCTCTGGGCGGTACTCAATCATCTCGTCGGTCAGCTTGTAGTTCATGTCGTCTTTGACACGTTCCGCAGCCTCTTCCTTCAACTTATCTACAGCGCCCATGATCTGAGTCTTCACCGGACCAGCAGCCGGGAACGTCTCCGTGATCATCTCCGCTTGGAAGCGCACAGCAGCTTCCGTAAGCAGGGTGGAATAGACACCACACGCACCCGACCAAGGCTCGGTGCGCTCCTCATACTTCATGCCAAGGACTTCCAAGCCCTTGACAAAAGAATCCACCCAATCTTTGCGGCTATTGATATCAGCGTCAACAAGATCAATAAGGTCTGAAGCAAGACTCTGAAGGGCGGAGTCATCCATGAACTCCGCGAGGTTCGCATCAAATGTGTCCTCGTCTTTCTCGGGCATCAGGTCAATAACAACGCCGTCGATCCCGATCTCAACGTCATCCGGGTTCTCGATAGCGATCTCGATGGAAGGCCCGTCAGCATCCATCTCGGGGTCATAAGGGGTGAGGGCGCGGTCAATATTTGTTGCCATGATGTGTCCTAGTAATAAGCCGCTTTGCGACCCGATTTGAAGTATTTTGGCTCATCCGGCTCATCTGAAGGCAAACGAATAAACCCACCCATGCGCATCCGCATGAGCGCTTGAGTCACCGTGTCCACATAGTCGTCGTGCTCGCCAGCAGGGAATGCAGCCACTTCCTCGACCACCTCCCGTGCCCATCGCGTGTCGGGAGCCCATACCCGGCCAGACGCGAACATATCAGATACAGCGTTAAGCCGTACAACTTTATCGTTGGACTGGTTGGCTTTACCCCGGCTGGGGCTGAATTCGCTCACGGCAATGCCCATCGCCCGCAATTCTTGGATCAGCGGCGCTCCAGCAGCCTTCTTCTCAATCAGGCACGCATCGGGTTCCCACTCGTTGTAGTACTCAATAGCGCGTTTCTTCAGATCGGGGAATGACCAGCGGTTTTTTATTGCGTCCAGCAGAATAATGTGCGCGTTATCGTTGTCTTCCTCGTTGAAGAAGATGCCCCATGTCGTACAAGCGCTGTAGTCGCTAGAAGTCTTCGTCTCATGGGCGGTGTCCCAGGACTGGATGACGTACTCGCACTCCGGCGGGGTGGCGGGCTCCCACACGTTCCACATTTCGCGCTTGACAACAGCAGCAACCTCCGAGGTGGGGTTCTGTATGTACTGTGCTTGCCAATAGCGGGGGTCCATACCCGCCCGCTTCATCTTTAGCTGCTCCAGCGGCCATTGTTCGGGCCAAAGCGACTTTTCTTCCTCAGTATTCTCGTTAATGATGGCGGGAAGCTCGACAATTTCCCACCGATCTGCGTCTGGATTCTTGATTTGGTGGTCAATTAAGCGCCCCGTGAGGTCCATTTGACTCCAGCGAGTCATGATCACGATGATTGCGCCGTTGGGCATCAAGCGTTGCAGTGGGCCGGTCTGAAACCATGACCACGCCGCGTCAAATGGCGTCCTGGTACCTGCCTTGATGTCTTGTTCTGAGTGTGGGTCGTCGATCACGAACAAATCAGCGCCTCGACCCGCGATGCTGCCGCCTACACCCACCGCGTAGTACTGCCCACCCTTGCTGGTAGACCACTTGCCTGCTGCTTTCTGGTCTTCTGAAACCCTTGTCTCAGGGAAAACGGGGGCGTATTCTTCAGAAAGGATCAAATTCTTTATTCTGCGCCCGAAATCTTCCGATAAAGACGCGGTGTGCGTACCCATGATGATCTTTTTCTCAGGGAATCGCCCCAAGAAATAGGCCGGGAAGAGGTAGGAACTGAACTCCGACTTCCCCATCCGTGGCGCGATGTTGATAATCACCCGGTGTTTGCGTCCTGCCAGCACATCCTCAAAGATTTTGGCTAGTTTGCGGTGGTGAGCGCCTTCCTTGAAGCCGGGGTAGACGCCGTGCGCGAATCCCAAGAAGGAATTCTGGGCTGAGAACAGGCGGTGCCGCCGTTCTTTCTCTTCCAAGATGTCAAAAAGTTCCATCTTCTCCTGAACCGTCATGGTTGGGAGCGCCGTTTGCAGCGATTGAATCTGCTGCACGTTCAAGAAAGACAGATCAGATAAGTTCATCGGTGCTGGCGTTGGTTTCGGCTACGTCCACTACCTTGGCGTCAAGCACCCCCATGAAGCGGTTGAGCTTGTCCTTGATTTTCTGGTCAAGTTCGACGTTGGTCATCTCTGCGCTCTTGACCTCGACACGGTTTGTAAAGAGCGCGATCTCAGTTACCTTGCCCAGCATCTCCAGTGCCTTTAGCCGAACCTTGGCATCGGGGTGCTTAGTCTCTTCAAGAATCTGGGATACCGCGTATCCACGCAGTTCCTTGGCTTGCTCGACAAATGCCCAGTCGTAAGCGGTCAACATACCCACCAAGTGGCGTACGGCTGGCGGCGTCTTTAGCTGCACCAGCGCTTGTCGTTGTTTTGCGTCGGGGGCAGCGGTTGTCACCGCAGCAAACGCTTGCTGCGCCAAGGCAGCAGCGGTATCTATCTCGGTGGTATCTGCCGTAGGAGCGCCCACTTGCGCCAGCCACTTTTCCGTGGCGTCTTGCGCAGAAAGGATATCCATAGGCTGCGCGTCTTCTAAACGCGTATAGCCCGTTAGGTCCGAGATCGGTGGGGAATAGTCCAGCAAGTGATCCAACATATCGCAAGGCGCTTGCGCCCGAAGTTGCCCGAGTGTATAGTCGGTTTGTGTTCTCTGCAAGTGCTTCGCTTGCTTTCTCCCTGAGCGCCCATGCGCTCTTCAGGCCCCGCACCAGCGGGGCTTTTTTTGTCTACGCGTGTCTAACATTAGACAGAGAATCTCCGTCATTTTTATTATGGGGGTGGGGGGTAATTACTTTTGTTATACCGGGGGGTGTTTTGAGTTTGACAAAAATATGTAGTGTGGGGGCGTGGCTTTGTTTTGAGTTTGACAAAAATATATAGTGTGGTTGGGGATTAGTGTTCACACAACTACGCGGTACCTTGCTGCATACAGGGGGGATGGGGTATGGGTGGGGTCTGCTGGGGGAGTATCGAGTATCTCAAAACCCCCTTGTGGTAAAATAGCTTCAGCGGTTGGGGATTCTCTTGGCCGCGCTAACGGGACATCGTGTCCCATAACCCATCGGAGAAACGTAATGAACAAGAACGCTGCATTCCTTGCCCTCGACGCATTTGCCCACTCAGGCCCCACGCTAACGCAGGCATTGATAGATGCGGGCTACACCACCCGGGAGGATGCTAGGCCCGTCGTGGTCGAGTGGGCTGCGAAGCGTGCCCGTTGCCCGCTCGTCAAGAGCGAGCACCACCTGAGCAAGACCGCGCTAGTTCTCGACGGTGCCCACGCCAATGCGGAGAAGGCTCGGCGGGCTATCTCGCGTGTGATGAAGGCGCTGAAGGGTGAGAAGCGGGTTTCCAACAAGAAAGAAGCTGCCGAGCCTGTGACCGTGTCGCGAGCCCAGCGTGCCGCTGCAATGACGTTCCTCGCGTCGTTCGATGGCAAGACCCTGGCAGATCAGATCAAGGCTGCCAAGGCTGTGCTGACTGTACTGGGCTGATCCTTTTGGGACACTCTGTCCCATTACTGCTACGGAGCGTAGCCGCTAAGAGGACACTCTGTCCTCTTGCGAGTGCGCTTGATGCCTTCGTCGAGGGCGGCGTGCTACTGGAGAAAGTGATGAAGAAAGACAAGTCTGTGCAACGCACCGCCGAGAGCGCAAAGGCGTACAAGCAAGAGCGCAAGGCCAAGGCTCACGCGTCCGAGACGCTGCGCCGAAGCGAGTTCATCGAGGCGATGCGTCTCTTAAGGGACACTTCGTCCCATAAGGTCTGAAAAACGCTACCCATAGCGTTTTTTTGGTAGATACCACGCGTTACACCTCCGCTAGACGCGGTGGTGGACACGCTAAGTCCTTGTCCCACTTGGACTTCTTCTTCTTCTATACTATCTACCAATATAGGTATAGGTATAGTAGATGGAAAATGTTCGTCTGTGACTGGGACGCCTTGGGCTTTTCCTTTGGTCTGTGCTTTGTCTGGGCTTTCCCAGGAGATGCACCCACCTAGCTGTTGGTAGCTAGACCAAAACAGGAAATCCGTAGGCGTGACAAGCACTTACGCTGTCCACCACCGCGTCCAGCACAGGCGTAGCGCGTGGTAGCTACCACGTTTCGAGGGTTAACCCTTAGGAGAAAGGCAATGAAAAAGACCTGTCCCGGCTGCTCCGCAGCGCTTCCCCCCGCTTTGTTCCGTCGCTGGCGTGGTGACAAGATCGCCACGCACAGCGTGTGCAACCGATGCGCTCCCCCAAGAACTCTCTCCCAAATGACGCCCAAGCAGCGTCTAAACGCAATGGCACGCAGCCAACGCGGGGCAACACCCACGCTCGTCACGCAGATGAACGATAGGGAGAGAGTCCACCGCTACCGCGTGGTGCTGGCCCAGCACAAGTACGCGCACCACCAAGCCCTGCGCCGCGCCCATTGGAACGCAGCGATAACAGATCAAGTAAGAAAAGAATTGCGCTGGGCGAGGAGAGTGGGAGTTAATGGGACACGCTGTCCCATTACCCCTAGTTTCTTTTCCGAATACACCACGCTACTCAAACGCATGGTGGAGATACTCAACCGCAAGCCCCTTATCAAAGGCGCTCCCCTTAAACCCACGATGGAGGAATCAAACCCACTCACATACATACCCACCGACACACGCATACAACTGCTCGCGCTGTACTCAGACGAGCGACCCATAACCCGCAGAGCGCCCGCCATACTGGCGTGGTGCAGCCAAGCAGCGTAGCTGCAAGTAAGGAAAAGAGTGATGATTGCAGTTTGGTATGTGCAGGGCGCTGACCCTGACTCCCCCATGCCCGTGCTGTTTGCCACGAAGATGGCAGCGGAGATGTACGCACGGGAAACTTGGCCCGACGCTCACCCCGATACGCGTTACGCCCGCATCTTCTACAAGTCCGTATGGGAAGAGAGCGACATGAGAACGGGGGTACAGGAATGAGCACCGCTAAACGCATCAAGGCGTTGGTCGAGAGCTCTGCCAGGGACGGGTATTGCCTGTCCAGGGGCGTGTTGTGGCAGCACAAGCGTGTGAACGCTAGGCCCTTCCCGTTCCCCATCGGGAAGCTCTTGATCGAACGTCGGCTCCCTGACTCGGGGTTCCAGACCGACGCCCTGTATATGTACCCAGACGGATCGACGCTGGCAGTCAAGCGCACGATCTCCCACACAACCCTGACAGCAAGCGAAGGAGAAGAGAAATGAGAACTGCTGCAAGCATCAAGTCCCTGATGCAGATCAAGGACGTTACTGAAGAGGACGCCAAGGCGATCCGCAATATCTGGAAGAACGATCCGATCAAGCGGAGGGCGAGGGAGGACATTGACCGCATCCTGCGTACGTCTGGCGTCGAGTACCTGGGTTTCCACAAGCGCTCGGGGGAGGCGGTTAACTACTGCAACGCCGGGGATACCTACGCCACCACGGTGCTGTTCATCGGGCATCGCCTGATCGTGGGGTGCTGGGGTGATCTGGTGGAAACAAACAACATCCGCGAGGCGTAGCCCCAAAGGAACATTCATCAAGCAAGCTAATGGGACGCGTTGTCCCACAACCCGCAGCGTAGCTGCTAACTGAAGGAGATAGTGATGACTGAAGCGAAATACTGGCCCACCGTGGCCGATGCGTGGCGTACCCGTGCTAAGTCCCTGGGCCTCAAGCCCAAGAGCAAGGGCTACAAAGCCCAGCAGGAGGCATACCTCCAAGGGGTGCTGGCTGTGGCTACCGCCACGGGCGTGATGTCGATGGACCGAGCCAACATGCTGGCGCTGCTCGTCATGTGTGGGCGCATCGACAGCGTGCTGCCGTTCGAGGAGCAAGAGACGGCAGTCGCCTAAAGAAAACCCAGGGGAGACTACTCCCCTGGCTTACGGGACACGATGTCCCATAACCCGCAGCAACGCTGCAACAAAGGAGAAAGAACCATGCAAACAAAGAACACCGTGAACAAGATTCAAACAGAAGCCAAGCAACGCGTCATGCGCGAGGCTCACGCCTTGGCGCTCCGTGCTTCACTCCCGTACAACCCCGCCGTGCGGGCGATCCTCATGCTGCTCCCCCCTGCGCTGCGTGCCACAGCTACGGTGGATGTCAGCAACCACAGCAACGTCGTGCGTATCTACGCCTCCGTCCGCAACCTCGACAGCTTCAAGGACAAGGCGCTCACCACCTTGCTCGCCAAGTTCTGCGGGGAAGAGTGGCGGGCTAACAGCAACGCGTGGACGCTGGGCAACCAGCCCAACATGGACTACACGTTCAATCGGACGGTGGCGTGGGACACCAGCAAAGAGAGCCGCAGCGCCAGCTACAAGTGGTTGGAGAAGCATGACTCCCACTCCCTCCCCAAGACGTTCGATATGAGCGTGACGGTCTGTGCGTACGTCAAGGGTGACAGCGAGTTGTGCCGCATCGAGGAGCGTGGGATGAAGGAGGAGGTGGTGTCACGCCCCATCCGCGTGATCCGCTTCGGTGACACCGAGGTCGCGCTGGACTACTAAGCCAACCGGGGGGCTACGGCCCCCCATAAACGCAGCGTAGCTGCTAACCGAAGGAGAAGAGAAATGAACGGATACATCGCCTTTTACAAAGGCCGCAAGGCCGAGGTACATGCGGGTACTGCCTACGAAGCGCAACAGAAAGCCGCTGCGCTCTTCAAGGCACGCAAGTCCTACGAAGTCACCGTTGTGCTGGCCGAGAAGAACGGCGAGCAAGTGACGCACACCCCCACCGAGTGAAGGAGAAACGCAATGAAAGACGTAGACCTGATGTACTGCCGCCACGAAGACGAGTTCTCATGGTGGGAGAGTGATGCCCAAGGCATCCCGCTGGCGCGTGTCTGTGACCGTTGCTACAAGCTCAAGATGGCACGCTACCGCCCCGAGATTCTCAGCGGCTACACCCAGGCCGATGTGGATGAGCCCATCGAAGAGAACTGAAAGGAGAGAAGCAATGAAGCTTGTGCCAATACCGCAGAGCCGCATCTCAGCGGAAATACTTGTCCGTCATCATGGACCCGCTGGTGTGTGGGAGTTGGGGCGGTGCGTGGAAAGCAACGGCTCCGACTGTTTATCTTTTGTGCGTGATGACGGGACAGGCTACGCCGACATCGAGGGCACGCCCTTCAAGGCATACATCTGTGGCCGCTGCGCGGCCCGCATTCTGAAAGGAGAGAAGCAATGAAGAAGTACCACGTGACCATCGAAGCGACCATCCGCAAGACCATCGAGGTCGAAGCCCCGGATGAGGACGAGGCGCGAAACCAAGCGCACCAGTTGTTCACTTGTATGCCGGAAGATGGCGAGTACTACGCACAGGATGTGCTGGACTGGGAGGAGGTAGAAGAAGAGCGCGAGCCGCCCGAGGACCGGCCTTCCCACAGCTACATGAGCGCGAGCGAGTCCGCTATCGACGAACAAGCTGCCCTGTATAACGATTCCAACGACGACTGAGAAGTTAATGGGACGCCTTGTCCCACAAGGGTGGCCGCTGCCCTCCAGCGGCATTTTGTTTAAGGAGATACACAATGTTTGACATCAACACCATCCTCGCTCAAGCCCTTGCCGACGCAGTCAACGCTCGCATCACCGAGGTGCTGCAACAGCACGCCAACATCGTCGGGGCCTTGGCCGAGCGGATCGCGGAGTTGGAGCAGTACAAAGCCGCGTGTGACGTTGTCTTGGTTTCGCACAGCGAACGCCTTGTTGCTTACGCCAACAACCCCGCCATCGGGGTGGACACCACGCTGGCTGCGCGGATCGACAAGTTGGAAGGGCTCGAGTTCCGCATCGCCACACTAGAAGACGGCAAGGGTATGTCAGAGGCTCGCGTCGAGGCGTTGATCGAGACGGCTATCGAGCAGCATTGCGTTGACTACGACCACGACAGCTACGATCAAGTGGTATCGACGGTGGAGGATGCGGACCTCGATGACATCGTCGCCAAGGATGATGTGGAAGACATAGTCCGCAGCGCGGTCAACGATGCCGAGATCACCATCCGTATCCGTTAAAGGGTAACCCCCTAGTAGTTCCTGTATACGTAGGAGTGTCAAAGGTTGTACACTCCTATCCGTGGCCGCTGCGGTTCAGCGGTAATTTTTAAGGAGAAATCAAATGGCTCACGAAATCGACACCACTTCCCGCGCTACCGCTTCTTACGCCTCGACCGGCGAGGAGTGGCACGGACTCGGCCAGCGCATGTTGCCGGGTGCCACCGTGGAAGAGTGGCAAGCCGCCGCGAACATGGACTACAAGGTCCAGAGAGGCTTCATCCGCTACGCCACCAGCTACCTCACCCCCGACGCCCCGATCCACAACCTGCAGAAGGTGGACGACAAGGTGGTGCTGTTCCGCAGCGATACCGGCGCTCCCCTGGGCGTGGTGTCTGACAACTACAAGGTGGTGCAGCCCGCCGAGGTGTTGGAGACTTTCCGCGAGTGGGCGGGTGCGGGTGGCATGACAATCGAGTCGGCTGGCGTGTTGTTCGGAGGCAAGCGCTACTTCGCGACGGCGCGTATGTCAGACGCGGTCGCTGTGGATGGTGGACGGGATCGCATCATCCCCTACGCCTTGCTGTCCACCAGCGCGGATGGCTCCCTTGCTACTGAGGGTCGCTGGACTAGCGTGCGTGTGGTGTGCAACAACACCTTGAGCATGGCGCGTAGCGGGCAAGCCGCGTTCCGTCTCACGCATCGCAGCGCGTGGAAGCCGGAGCAGTTCAAGAAGGTGATCGAGACGGCGCAGGAGGACTTCTCTGCCTTCATGCAGTCCAGCCGCACGCTGGCAGCGTTGCAGATTCAGGTGAAGGAGGCGGAAGACCTCACGGCCATGCTGCTCACCACGGGGCAGCGCAACGCAGACGCAGCGCGGGAGAGCGCTGGGTTCAACCGCATCATGTCCCTGTTCAATGGCGGTGGACGCGGCGCTACGCTGGAGACGGCACGCGAGACGGGCTGGGGCTGGCTCAATGCGGTGACGGAGTATGTTGACCACCACGCCCGTGCGCGGTCGGATGAGAACCGTCTCGTCTCTGCCCTGTGGGGACCGGGCGATGACCTCAAGAACAAGGCGCGGGACTTGGTCCTGTCGGTGTAAGAGTGGTGTAAGGGGACATGGTGTCCCCTTACTTTTTTGGAAGGAGAGAAGAGATGCAGCTTGAATTGCTTGAGGACCAGAAAGAAGCCACGCGCTTTCATATAGCCGTGCTGGACCTTCTGGAAGAAGAAGCACCGTCCCCCAACTTGGCGGTCAACACGTTCATCGACATGGTCGCGTCCATGTCTGTGTTCAACGGTGTGGCGCTAGAGGATTTGCTCAGGGGGGTGACGCTGGCGTATGCGGCGTATGCCGGTGCGCTGCCGACTGACGAAGACACCATCAACTGATTCCCACAACCCAAGGAGAAAGTAATGCCCGTACGCATATCTGTTACGTCCAAGCTGGACGGCATCAAGTCGTGGTCCCTCACCGCAGTCACGGACTGCCCGGGGTCTGTGTCCCACAAGCGCGAGCTTGTCGCAGCCTGCCAGGGTTGCTACGCCACCGAGGGGAACTACCGCTTCCCCAATGTCCAAGAGCCGCGCATCTCCAACAAGGAGGACTGGAAGCGCGAGGAGTGGGAGGCTGACATGATCGGCGCTCTTGCCAGGGAGTACTACTTCCGCTGGTTCGATAGCGGTGATATGTACGACATCAACCTCGCGTGGAAGATATACATCGTCATGGCGATGACCCCGTGGTGCCAGCATTGGTTGCCCACGCGCATGGAGAAGTTCGCCAAGTTCAAGGAGGTACTCGACGCCATGCGCGAGCTACCGAATGTGGCTGTGCGTTTCAGCAGCGACAGCGTGTCGGGAGAGTTCACCCCCGGCGTGCATGGCTCGACCATCATTCCGTCCAAGGATGCCGTGCCTGCGGGCGTCGAGCCGTGCCTCGCATACGAGCATGGGGGTAAATGCAGCGGATGCCGCAACTGCTGGAACCCCGCAATTCCCATGATCGGCTACGTTGCTCATGGCCGCAAGATGAGCAAGGTCATTCGGTTGCACGCCGCTTGACAAATCAGAGGTGGGAGGGACACAATTCCCTCCCCAATGTCCAACTTTAGACAAGGAGCTTTTCATGACCGTCACCAGCATCCCTACCAAAACAAGCAAGACCGACAAGCCCAAGCGCATCAACAAGGCGGCGCGTGTGCGTGCCATGCTTGCCAAGGGTAAATCTCCCACAGCGATAGCGCAATCGCTGAGCGTGATGCCGCAGTACGTCTACGCTGTTCGTGCGTACGAGAAGAAGAAAGAAGAGAAAGCAAAAGGAACATTCATCAACACCCCGCGTAAAGTCGGGCGTCCCCGGAAAGTTCAGATCGCTACGGTGGTGCCTGCGCAGCAGGGCGTGCAGTTCGTCCCCACGTTCATGGCCGCTCCCCCCACCTTGTGGGAACGCATCAAAGCTGTGTTCGCTTGAGGAGGCAAGCATGAAACAACTGCCATACAACACCGGGAAAGTACTAATCGGGTCACAGTACCAGCCACGCCAGGAGTACATCATGAGCAACTTCGAGTACCGTCTGCAAGAGTCCATGCTCAAGAAGAATGAGCGTGCGGTAGCCGCGTTCGATCTGGTGTGCTGGATCGTCGCGACGGGGCTGCTTGGCTGGCTGTTCGTGGTCGCTGTGTGAAGTGCCCTGAGTGCGGCACATGGACAGTAGTGCTGGCAACGCGAGGGGCAGTACGGACGCGGGAGTGTGCGAACTTACACAAGTTCAACACAGAAGAGATAGTCCGTGGCCCTTCCGTTACTCAGTCCTCGACCGAGGCATCGTCGTCAACAATCTTCCGGCTAGAAAGAAAGTCGAGGAGAAAGAAATAGGAGAAGCATTGTGGTGAACAAGAAGATTCACATCCCCCGCATCCCCAAGGGGTGCGATCAGCAGGGGCGGTTCCCTGAAGCTAGCGAGATGGAAGAGGAGCCCCGCCCCATTGGGGGCGGGTGGGTTGACTGCGCGTTGGCAGTAGCTCTCGGCGCTGCGATTGCTGGGGTGGTCGCTCTTTGCTGGGGGTGGGTGTGAACCCGAACCTCGCGGACTTCCGACCATCCTACAAGACCAAAGTCAACGCGGGCGTCTACGCGATCATGGTCTTCCAGCTAGTGGAGGGGGCGACGGTGCAAGACATCGTTGATGAGAGCGGTCTGAGCCCTGCCACGGTTCGCAAGTACATCAACGCGATGTACAACGCGCAGGCGCTGCGGATCATTCGGTGGGATATGAACACGGCAGGCCGACGCAACGTCGCGGTCTACAAACTGGAGATTCGCTCAACCAGTAACAAGAACGCCAAGCGCCCTAGCTTCACCCCGGGTGAGCGTCAGGCCCGGTACAAAGCACGGCTGCGCGGTGCCAAAGCGCAAGCCCTTGATACGGTATGGAAGGCGCAAGCAAGAAACAACGAGGACCTTACCCTTCGTCCGCATGATAGGTCGCTCTGAGGAACCTGTTTTTAGACGAGAGTAAGGTCGCAGTCAGTATAACAAAGGAGAAGCAAATGAACAGAGAAGACATCATTCGCATGGCGCTAGAAGCTGGGTATACCCGCTACGACTCGCTTGCTGAACGCTTGCACGAATTCGCCGCCCTTGTTGCCGCACATACGCTTGCCAACATTGATCCGTCGAAATTCATGTCTTACCGGGAAGGCTTTGAGGTGGGTGTCGCTGCCGAGCGTAGAAAGTTTTGTGCGACGTTACGACAACTGCAAGATGTTTATTCCCTGCAAAGTGATGTTTCCGGCCTTCACGCAAGGAGTAAGGAATGAACCTTAGAGAAGCCGCCCAGCAGGCGCTGGATGCGTTGGAATCCGGGCCTGCGGCTCACATGAAGTGGGCCATCACCGCCCTCCGCGCCGCGCTGGCAGAGCCTGAGAACGACGACCCCGCCATCCACTTCTGCCACCGCTTCGCCATCCTGATGGAGTGCATGGTGTTATCTAACGACAGCAACCTCGACAAGTATTGGG